ACTGGCGCGCCGCCGTCACCTGCTGGTCGTACGCTTGGCCCCATTCCTGTTTCAGCGCTTCCTGCTGCGCGAGGTTGGCGGCTTGCGACGCCTGCTGCTGGGCTTCGGTCATGCTCGCGCCCTGGCCTTCATACCACTTGACCAGTTCCTGCGCCTGCTGCTTGTTCAGGCCGAGTTCGTGGAACTTCGTGGCCGCGGTCTTGGCGAACGTGTCGTCGGCGCCGTCGGGCAGCTTGATTTCGTAGCCGGTCGGATCCGCCGGGCGTCCGAGCTTTGAATAGAACGCATCCAGTTCGTCCTTCGCGGCGCCTTCGCTGGGCAGGCGCACGATCTTGTCAGCCGGCGCGCCGACGAATTTTTCCAGCTGCTGGTAGCTGGTGAGCACGTCTTTCGGGGCTTTCCAGCCCTTGTTTTGCACCAGGCCGACAGTCACTTCGTCGGCGTCGGGCAGCCAGTCGATGGCCGGCGCGGGGGCTGCGGGCGCCGGGGTCGGCGCTGCCGCGGCGGGGGCCGGTGCTGCGCCTTGTCCGCCGTCGGCGGGGGCTTCGATGGTCATGTGATTTCCTTACTCGGCTGCGGTGTCGGACTGGTCGCGGCGCCGCAGCAGTTCGCTCGCGTCCAGGTTGATGTACTTCTGGATGCGCAGCCACACTTCGCGCCGGCCTTCCAGCACGGCGTGGATGCGCGCATCGGCGTGGAAGCAGCTTTCTTCGGCACGGCAAAAAGCCGCGAGGTCGGCCAGCACCTTTTCGGCCACCGGCCCGGCGAACGTCCGCTTGTAGGCGTCCTGCCGTTCAATCACGATGTCGGCTTCACTGGCCATTCGCACCCGCCACTTTCATCACAGCCGCAGCGCCTGGCAGCGCCTGCGTGAGCTGCTGCACCTGCTTGTCCTGGTCGCGCCCTTCACGCATGGCGGCGATCGCCGCAGCGTCGCGCAGGAAGCGCGTCGGCATGCCGTTGATGTCGGCCACTTCAGGGATGATCGCATCCCAGTCGAACGGGTCGAGAATCGACGGGTCCTGCGCATTGGCCGCAGCCTGCACGGCGAATTCGATCGTGCGCATGGTGCCGGCCGCTTCTTCGGCCTTCTGGGCGCGCGACAGCGGCGACTGGTACACCACGTCATATTCGGCCATGGCCTGCTTGACGATCGGCGGCATGGGCGGCAGCAGGCCGGCGCGCGCCAGGATGTCCAGTTCGCGGTGAATCATGGGGCCCAGCGCTTCGGACTGCTGGCGGCCCATCGTCGGCGACAGCAGCGCGCCTTTTTCGCGCGCACGCTCCAGCACTTCGGTGGCCGTCATCTGCGGCGTGTCGACCAGAATCTGGAACAGCGTGACCAGGAATGCGTCGTTGATCGACTCGCGCTTCTCGGCGGTCAGGTCCTTCGCGAAAGACAGATTGCCAGTCGGGAGAGCGTGAACCAAAGGGCGACCGTCAGCAGACACACCGCCGTAATTAATGGCCCCCGGCTTGAGACTGAAGCTGTCAAGCACACCGTCATCGTGAGCAAGCAGAACAGGGTCGACAACACGGTGCCCTTGTTTGAGCGTCGTCTTGTTGATTTCATTCAGCACCTTGATGTCGGGCAGCGCCAGCATCGCGGGGCTGCGGCCGTATATTTCGCCCGGTGCCACGACGTAGCGGCTGATCGAATACGGGAACGTGTGGTAGCCGCTTTCCTCCATCACCAGCTTCGATGAGCAGCACACGAAGTAAGACGCGAACGGCATGCCCTTCACGTCGAGCCGACCAGGTGCGAAGTCCTCGCGCGGCATCACCGCATGGATGAATTCGAATTCCTGTTCGGGGTTTTTCTCCAGCGCGTCGCGGATCTTTTCGTGCAGCTTGTCGGCGCCCCACTTCTGCGCCGCCTGGCGCGCGGTGAACTTGAACGGGCGCAGCGCCGTGTCGATGATGCCCTGGTGGTTCTCGGCGAAGAACACTTCGCCCAGGTGTACGGCGCGGTAGCGGGTGCCGATCGGCCGGCGGTGAAAGTCGTACAGCGTGTCGGTGTACATGCAGCCGGTGCCAAAGGCGCCCAGGCCCATATAGATTTCGTGCTGGTTGGACGCGAAATTCGCCTGCGGCGCGTAGCGATACCGGAACAGGACGTCGTTCGCATCTTCGAACCACAGGCGCGCGGTGCGATTGCGCGACAGCGTTTTGTCCATCGGCGTGAGCGCGTGCCAGCGCTGGTTGCGCGGCGTCAGCATGCTTTCCATGGCGGCCGCGAACTTCGTGCAGGCCATCGCCGCGGTGCTGTCGTACAGCTCCTGGTTCTTCTTCACGCCGGCGCTGGTCGTGCCGGTGAACGTCTGCGCGTGGGACGGCAGAACGCGCTGGGCGATTTCTTCCCAGTGCGATTCCCAGTTCCCGCGGTTGGACTTCAGCCGCCCGAGCCGGTGAACGATCTGCTGCGCGATGCCGTCCTGGCCGAGTTCCATCAGCCCCCCAGCAGCGTCTTGCTGGCCGTGGTGGGCGTGGACGTGTCGCCCAGGCCGCCTGTTAGCACGGTGGACGCCCGCCCGCCGGCAGCCAGCTGCAAGCGGCGCTGGCGATCAGCTTCCTGCGTCTGCGCCTGGATGGCGGGGTCTACCGCCGGGGTGGGCGGCGGGGGCGGCGGGGCCGGGATACTGGGTTTGCTGAATAGGCCGGACATAGCGGAAATCCGAACGTGATGTGATTACCGCAATGTACCACAGCGACAGATTGAATGCTAGAATGGCGACAATACGTCCCCGCCCTCTGCGCCCGGTCCTGTGTCGGTCCCGTACGGCGGGGATTTCTCTACCCCAGCACCGAATAATCCATGCCTTCGGCGACTCGGTTGCGCCGGCCGCCGCTGCGCGATGTCCTAGTGTCCGTGCGGGAAACCCTAACAGCGAACGTCAGCGCCAGTGCGTCGGCGTCGTCGGGGCTGTGGTAGCCGCGCGACTTCATCTTCTCCTTCGACTCCAGCATCAGCTTGTCGGACGTGCTGGACGCGAACCCGTATTCCGGCGCCGACAGGTCGTCCATCAGGCGGCCTTCGTTTTCGATGCACCCTTCGCCCAGCCAGTCGCGCATGCGCCCCCAGATTTCGGTGCGCTTGTTGCCGAAGCGGTCGTCGTCAGCCTTGGTGCCGAACTGCACTTCCACCACGCGGTAGCCGCGGTCCTTCAGGATGTCGACCACGCCGCCGCCGACGCCGCCGCCGTCGATCGCCACGCTGTCCGGCTTCGTTTCGTCTATCAGCTCGGCGATGCGGTTGGCGCTGTACACCAGGTCCATCGACTTCCAGCGGATCGCCGGGCGGGATCTTGCATCACGGCCTTGTCGCCACCGCACCACACATTCATCGTCGCCGAAGCGCGCGATGTCGCAGCCCATGATAAGCGGCGCGCCGCGGTCTTCCGCCGCCAGCTCGCGATTAGCGGCCAGGTCCACCACTTCGCGGCTGATGAACTGCTTGTCGCCTTGCTTCGGGAACTGGCCGTACACTTCGACTCTGGCCTCATCAGAGTCCGCGCCGTACTGGCGGATGATGCCTTCGTAGACCGCCAGGTCGGTGCCTTCGACGGTTCGGCTGTCGATGTGCTCGCCTTCCCAGAAGTCGCGATTACGGTGGAATGTTTCGAAGAAGGCGCCGGTGTTGCGTCGCGGGTTGGAAAAGCAGAACCAGTAGCGGTCGATCGTCGGTTCGGTGAAGAAGCCTTCGGACACGTCCCAGATCGCCTTCGGGATGCCGGACGCCTCATCGAAGATCAGCATGATGCCGTTGTGGTTGTGGACGCCGGCGAACGCATCGGGCGTTTCTTCGGACCACAGCTGGGCCTGCGCATAGTAGTAGCCGCAGTCCACCTTCAGCTGCTTCTTCAGCAGGTCTTCGAACCAGGGTGCGGGCTTCAACGCCATCGCCTGTTTTTCGAACCAGTGGCTGTTGATGGCCATGGCGTGCCACTTGCCGACTTCCGCCCACGTCCTCGACTTCAGCTGCTGTTCGTTGTTGGCCGTGACGATCGTGCTCGAACCCAGGCGCGTCGACAACATCCACAGGACCAGCCATGCGACTTCCGCCGACTTGCCGATGCCGCGGCCGGACGCGGTGGACTTGCGCAGCATGCGCAGCGCGGCCTTCTGGGCTTTGAGCATGTGGCCATCGCTGATGTGCTTCGCGATGCGCTTCAGCTGTTTCGTCTGCCACTTCCTGGGTCCGGTCTGATGTTCCAGCGGCGTGCCCTTTTGGCCCCATGGGAATGCGAACATGACGAAGGCGTAAGGATCATCGGCTATCGCCGGTGACCAGATTTCCGTCATCAACGCCTGTTCGGTCTTTGCGTCGTATAGGGGCTTGGGTTGGGTCATGCCTGCTTGTACCTTTCAGCCAGCCAGGCGGTGGCTCGCGCAACCTGCTCACGGCTTACCTGCGCGTTGTGCTCGAACGACCGAACGACGTGATCCAAAGCGCCGATCAGCTGCACCTCTTTGCAGGCGTTCTTGAGGATAGGCACTTCGACCGCTGCGGCCTGTACGGTGTCGAGGGGCATGGGGGTCCTTTTTCCAAAAATTTTCAAAAATTATAAAAATTGGTGCTGCCCTGTCCGTGAGAGGCAGCGGGCGCGCGGCGCCGGCCCGCCCCCGCCCCCACGCCCCCGCTCACGCTTTGGGTCCCATCCGCGGCTTCCGGCCGCGCTTCGGCTTCTCGGCAGGCGCGGCGGCCGCCTGGACCGCACGAGCTGTCAGGCTGGAGCGCGCCGGCGCAGGGGCCGGAAGCTGGGCGTTTGATTGTTTATCAGCGGGTCCAGTGGGAGAAACATCTACATAATCAACCACTTGCGGATCAAGCTCATCGCGCTGGTCGCATACTGGTCGCAAAGCGCGGGCGCGAGCGTCCTGCAACGCACTACCGATGTCGATGGTCTGCGTGACGTTGATGTCCATGCGGTCGCCCCAGTCGCGCGGGGAAACCTTGGACGCGAACCACTGGCGCGCCTGGATGCGGTTGCGTGCCTTCTGCGGGTCGTCCTCGCTGTCAGCGATGTGCACGATCTCATTGGCCAGGATCTCGGCGCGAAAGCGCTTCGCGTCCGCGTAGGCATCGAGCAGGTCGGGGTTCTTTTTGAGCGTTTCGTAGAACGCCTGCGGTTCCATCCCAACGTCTCGCAGGAAGTCCACCACGCTTTCCCCGTCGAAAACGGCCTTTATGCACGCCTTGCAGGTATCAAGCGCGGCGTTAGACACATTCGTAATAAGGGCGGATTGGCTCATGCAGGCGATCATACCCGAGTGATGTGATTTGCTCAACGCATAGCCGCAGCCTATCAACCTGAAAGCCGCAATAGTTTGCGAGTGTTGTGCAAACGGAAACATACGCCTGACAGCCCGATCGCCTTGAACCCGCTCAAGCGGGAACGCATACAACGCCCTTCGGGGCGTTTTTCATTTGCGGGCCCTGATGGACCACGGCGCGAGATAACCGGCTGACCGCCTAAGCCGCTCCACGTCGAACAGGTCTTATCTATAACCGGCCTCGGGCAACTAGCACCCCGAAACCCGCATGGTTACTGGCTTTTCTATATACTCTACTCTCTCTCTATATAGATATTAAGAGAAGGTAGTAAGAAAGACTGCGAAGTTGCGGGCGGCCATGCGGTATTCACATCACTCGCAATTTCGCATACAATTCTCACAGCCTGGCCCGACTTCGAAAATTAATTGCTCTCTCTGGAGCTAACGAGAAACCTTTTAAATCAAGGACTTATCGAATGGCTGGCATCCATTCTCATCTACTTCAGGGGTATTTATGACCGACACCAAGGACCTGATGCTGGCGTATCTGCGCCAACATGGCGAGTTGACCGGGCAGGCGCTGTGCGACCTGGTCCGTGTTTCAACGTCCACAGGCTTCAAGCATCTGCGCGAGCTGCTGGCCGACGACAAGGTGCATAAGCCGCGCCATGGCCGCTTCGCGCTCGGCCCGCATGTGGCCCACAGGGTTGAATCGTTCTTCTACAACCTGGTGCGCACCACGCCGCATGCGTTCTGGGACGTGGCGTCGTTGCAGAAAGCCTACAAGGACGCGCACGGCCGCAGCTGGCCGAAGATCCTGGTGCAGCACTGGATGGACGAGGCGCGGCGCAACGGTGCCATTGAACGCGTCGACATCGGCAAGCGAAACGACCTGAAGCCCTATTACCGCTGGAACCCTGCGCACGTCGAACCCGCCGACCTCGCGGACCTGCTATCGTGAGCACCGACGACGCCATCTTGCGCGCCGAGTTCGCCCGCATGAACGGCCTGCCCTGGACGTGGGAGCGCGTGCCGAGTGGGAAACTGGGCGGCACGCGCGTTCGCATTCTGGACCGCAACGGCCGCGTCGTGATGAGCGGCAGCGCCAAGTCGGACGACGACGTGGAACTGCTGGTCCGCTCGGTGAACATGCGCGGCGAACCTTAAACCCCAACGAAAGGAAATCATGGAACTGAGCGAGCGTAAGCTGCTGGAGCTGGCCGCGAAGGCGGCCGGCATCAAAGGCCATTTTGTCGAGAAGTGCCCAGAGGACGGGCATCCGATTTATTCCTGCGGAATTAGCCGGGGCGCCGTCACCCCTTTGTGGAATCCGCTGACCGATGACGGCGACGCGCTGCGCCTGGCGGTGAAGCTGGGCATCGACATCATGGTGGACCGCGAGAACGGCAGCACCTGCACGTCGTTCATGTTCGGCGAGGCGGGGCTAAACACGTTCGAAAACTGGCCCCCAGAAATGGCCGCCACCCGTCGCGCGATCGTCCGTGCAGCCGCTCAGATTGGCAGCGCGATCGCCTGAAAAAGAAAAAGGGCCCAGAAGGGCCCATCTT